AAGCGCGACGAGGAAATCCTTGACTCTATCAAAGAAGTAAAAGTGTGTTAAACAACTTAAAGTTAAATTATTATGATTACGAATCTAGCTTATTTCTACGAGACCTCACGCAAGCTGCGTGGTGGTAAGTGGGTTTGGGTGAAAGATGGTAATGGCGAGCAACGCGGTAACGTCCTGCTCGGTGGTACTATTCTGAATCCAAAGAAGGGCTTCGACCATTTGTATGCAGCACAGCTTGTGCAGTATACTCCTGCCGAGGGTTGCCTTATCTTCCGCTCGTTCAAGGTGCAGGCTGCTACCAGCGCTGCTACCGACACTGAGATTTTCGTTGAGGGTGATGGCTACAGCGATGCTCCAGAGGTGGGCATGGTTGTTATGAAAGCTCCAGAATCTCTCGAAGTTGAGACTCTGACCGTTGACGATGGCGTTGTAACCAAGACCGTTGCTGAGTACACTGGCCAGTCTGCAAAGATTACCGCCGTTGTATTCGACGAGTCAAACAAGAAGTTCAAGGTTACTATTGACAACGCTCTCGGTGCTCTCACAACTAACGATATTCTCGTCGAGGCTACTGGTACAGAGAAGGCCGCTGATGCAAAGGTTCTTGTTAAGAATCCTAACACATTCATCGAGGCCGACCGCGACCTTATGCCTACTGAGGGCTATGGTATCAAACCAGAGACCGCGAACTACTCTATTTCTACCGTGTACAACAAGCAGGCTTGGATTGCACGTATGCAGCCACTGCCTAAGTATGTGCTCGCCAAGAACAAGTCGTACATCGACGGTATTTTCTGGATTTAATCACTAAATTAAGGAAAGGAAAAGAATATGGCAAACGCATTGAAATTCAATTGGACTCCAGACGAGGCTCTTGAGAAGCTGTATAAGCACGGCCTCTTCGACGGTACAAATGCTGGTTTCCTGCAAACCCTTATCGACGATAAGATTAAGATTGAGGAGAATACCTTCTTCTGGCAGGAGCACTTCCGCGTTGACAGTACCGAGTACGTTATCGACATGGCTGATTTGAAAAAGAATCCAGCATGGACAGTTCGACAGAAGATTAACCGCACCGTTCCTATGGCCGACGCAATGGCGCCTCTGGGCGAGACCATGCAGCTCGATGCTGAAGGCGGTGAGGAGTACACTGGCTCTATCTACCAGTACGGTAAGGGCTTGTTCGAGACCTCTATGTCTAAGGAGGAGCTGAAGGCTCGTCTGGCCGCTATGGGCAACGACGGTACTCTCATCGACGGTTATCTTCGTGGTGTTGCTGACCTTATCAAGACCCACAACCTGCGTGCTTCTAACATGGCCGCTATGACTTTGTCTCGCGGCGGTGAGTACGGCAACCAGATTGCTCTTACTAAGGTCGGTGGTGGTACTGCTACCACACAGGGCTTCAGCGGTGTCAAGACTCACCAGAGTCCATACATTCCTGTTGCTAACTTCAAGACAGCTGGCACAAAGGTATGGACTGCTGATGACTGCGACATTCCAGAGCAGATGATGAAGATTGAGTACGACTTCAAGCAGGACAACCTCCTGCCTGACGAGACTCCGTTCGAGTGGAATATTCCTTGGGATATGATGGTAACTGTTCTCATCAAGAACGCTGCCTTCATCAAGGAGGTTAACCGTTACCTTGCACTCGGTGCTCCCGACAAGGTTATCATCGTGAACAACGGCCACTCAACCACTGACGTAGGTTCTATCACCGTTGACCAGCTCATCGCTTACAGCCGCTGGGAGTTGTCTAAGATTTCTCCTATCCGCATCGTACGCGAGCAGCAGCAGGTACAGGGTATGACTACCTACCATACAGTAAAGGGCTGGAAGGCTGGAATCGCAGTTCTACGTCCTCGTGGCTATGCAGGTGTACTCGTACACGCACAAGTTCCCGACGTAGAGCTGATGAAGAGCGGCGAGGTCAACAAGACCATCGACTTCTCTCTGGCACAGGCTCAGAGCTTCCTGCACGTCATTAACAAGGCAGTTCCTAACGGAATGCTGAAGGCATACCACACCGACGTGCTCGGTCGTTATGCTACTGTTCTTGACGAGTCACTGTATCACGTAGTCGTAGATACAACCACTGCGGACTAATGTTTGTTTAAGTAGAATATGTTTTAGATTGAGAGACGATGACGGTACTTGAATGGTTAGGAAAGAAGACAAGGTATAGCTTTGACGAAGGCAACTTCGAGGTTATTGCACTTGACAGGGGGGTAGACCCTTCTGACGATGTGTACGGCGAACGCGTTGACCAGCGCCTCCGAGAACTTATGGAAGCGGATATTATATTCACTGCTGTATTGCTCTCACCGTCAAATACCGCATCGTTATCTCAGTCTCATAATGGTTATCAGAAGACCATCGGACAGGAGCAGGATTTCTACCAGAACGACAAGATTAAGTACGCAATTGGAATCTACCAAAAGTACGACGACAGCAAGGCGGACATACTGATGAACATGCAGAAGAAAATCCGTTTTGTACCAATAGAGGACGTTGACAAACTATGAAGAGAGACGAGATAATGGAATACCCTTACACTGGCACTATTACCAGAGTAATCAAGGGAAAGGGAAGCAAGCCAGACTCTGAAGAGATTCTGTATGACGGCGTGATGGACGAGCACATGGTGACTGACGAAGAAGGACGTTCCTTGCAAACAGCTTCGTACATTATAAGCATTCCTCTTACCAAGGATGAAAACAACCAATGGATAGTTCCAAGGAAGGGCGACATCATTCAAATCACTCGTTATGGTGAAACGTTTAAGCTAACCGTTGATAATGCAGACCCTTCACAGCTCGGAGGTGTTAGCATATACTGCTCAAGAAACAGCTGGTAATATGTCCATAGGCAAGACAAAGATAATCGGTTTCAGTCCCGCAAAGATTAAGAAGGAGGCAGAAGAATATCTGGTTTCCGTTCAGACCGAGAAACTTATCAAGTACGCCAAGGAGGAGATTGTTAAACTTGGAGATAAAATCCAGACATACAACAGTCAAAACCACATGGACAGAACTGGCAACCTCTTAAACTCATTATGTTGGGGTGTCGCCTATAAAGGAGAACTTAAGGGCAGCGGTTTCTACCGCGACGAGACAACCCATTCGAAAGGTCTGAACGGCGCAAGCGTATCATTCCTTCATGAGTTCTTTAAAAACGACCAAGAAGAGGTTAACGGACGAGAGATGGCACAAAAATACATTCAATCGTTCAAAGGCAGGGCAAATGGCTGGACGCTTTTTATAGCGATACTTGCTCCATATTGGGGATATTGGGAAAGCGGCTTTACTATGAAGTTCGGATTTGAAGAGGACGAGGACGGAAATATGCAAACCACACAAAGAAGGTTCATGCAGTTCCAAGTCATGACTCATATTTTCGATGATGTGAGAATGGCACTCAAACCAGCAGAGACACGCTTCTCTGTATTCGTTCCAAAGTACTCTTATCAGAATCGTAAGTACAAAAACAGGAAAGGTTATAAGAAAATTGGCATTTTACGTTAAAGCATTATGGTAAACGAATCACGAATGGGTATCTATGAGTACATCGAGAATATTCTTACGAGTATTACCGAGAACGTATATCTCATGGAAGAGCCGCAGGAACTGACAGAGGACGACACTACTAACGGCTTCATCGTCGTTACGGTGGGAGACCTCCTTGATGCCAGCGAGTTTAAATACTCGGCCTTCGGTTATGCCCGCGTGTATATCAGATGCTACGTTCCTCCTATCTCCAGAGGCAGGCTTGACGTTGTAAAGTACAAGCAGTTTGAGGACGATATTAATGCCGCAATCGACCTTGCGACAGAATCGGACAATAACGGCACGTACTGGATAGACGAAGATAGTATAATCTCTTCTGACGGGAAGGACGAGAGTAATGCCAACAATACCTACTACATGTTTATCAAGTCGTTCATTGTCGTCGTAGACGCAGAACAACAGAATAATTAACAACAAAATTCATAACTAATTAAGAAAGGATTAAAGCTATGACAAAGAAGACAACTTTGAAGCCTATTAGCCTTGGTTATCGCAACGTAGGCGCAGGTGGTGACTACACTCCTCTTATGGGTGTGTTGAAGGGTCTTGCAATCGCACAGGATGAGCCAGATTCAACCGAGATTGAGGCCGAGTTCTATGATGCCCCATTCGACATCATCTACCAAGGTAAGCCCGTTACTATGACCTTCGAACTGGCCAACTACGACCTCGCAGAGCTGCCAGCACTGTTCGGCGGTTCGTACAACGATGCCACCAACGTCTACGAAGGCGCGGCTTCGGCCTTCACATCTGAGCACGAGTGGAAGCTCGACTTCGGACGCGGCAACAGCGCTCTGGTTATCGTACGCGGTCTGACCGTAGGTACTATCAAGAAGGAGGCTGACGGCGCTCTGAACTACAGCGTAACCATTACCGCTCTGGTTTACAACGACGGTACTAACGACCACATGTACAAGATTGTGGGCGCAGGTGCAGCCGCTACCTATACAGCAGTCAGCACTTCAAGCACTGGCTACTCTGAGAAGAATCCTAAGAACGAGGGCTGGTATGAGAAGGACGGTGCTAACACCGACTACCGACTCACTTGGGATACTGCCGTAGTTGACGGCAAGACCTACTACACCAAGTCTTAAACGACGTAAGGTAGGAACTTTGTTTTCGTGAACGTGGGGGAGCGTAAGGGCGTAAAACCCCAGACCGCTCCCCTTTTCGTTACACGATTACAACAGTCATAAAAAACGATTCACGAAACACAATATGGAAAAGAATAGTGTAGAACAAACCGAGCAGGAAATGTCGGACTTCCCAATAGACATCAAGAGAGATATTGTAGATATACTCAACGACACCCCGTCGTTGGTTATGCTTGGTGATAAAGAGTATCGCGTGAAGAATATGCGCTACTACTCTCTGTACCGAATCTGCAACCTTGTTATGGATATGAAGAAGGGTGACGAGACTCTGGATACCGACAACAAGGTCATAATGGCTTTGTGTACCGATTTGAATGCGATGTGCGAGATTGTAGCTATCGTAATCTGTAACCACCTGTTTACTCCAGACGACATCCATTCATACGAGGATGTTGATGAGGTTATGTCGCGCAACGACAAGCTTGTTAAACTGATGAAGACCAAGGTCATGATGTCAACTTACGACACTAACCAGTGGGCTGCTATTATCCTCGGCGCTATCAAGTCAATAGACTTGGGCGGTTTTTTTTTACTCAGAAAATCGGTGAGTACGCTTACGGATTCACTGCTGGCGAGGAAGAAGAACTCGGAGGAGACAGCATTACGATTCATGGAAGCACTGTCATTGCAGACGCAAGCGACTTCCTCAGAGCCTTCACCCAATACAGACTAGACGATTACCTGTATCGCCTGTCTATCGCCCAGATTCAATTCATGGCCGTGGACAATACCCATACAAAGTATTTGAAGGGTAACGACAAGAAGGCTTGGAACAACTACAAGGAAGTGTTCGATGCACACCAGAAGCTCGATAAGTTCATGGACAGCCTCGGCATACCGATGAACTTAAAAGAGGGCGAAGTGTACGATATTCCTGTAAAGAAGAAAGAATAATCTTTAAAACTATATAGATATGGCAAATCCCACAATAGTTGTAGCGAATCTCGATGATACGAAGCTGAAGGAATCCATTGACAAAATGGTTAAGAATCTCGATGAACAGCTTCTTAATATGATGCTGTCTACTGACACGGCGGTCAAATATATGCAGAAATCGCTCCAGTCAGTAGGCGACATCAAGTTTGGAATTACAAACGGAGACGGAGGGAGTGCAAGGAGACGTGCGAAGGAAAATGATGTCGAAGCGCAATCGGTCAGACAGAAGGCTTCCGCTCTAAAAGACGAGGCGTCTGCATACGACCAGCTTGCTGCCTCAAAAGAACGCTCGACTAGAAAAAAAGGTATCGAATATATGTCGATTCCAAGCGATGTACAAGAAGGCTTAACATATCTTATTAATCTTAACAAGGATGTCGATGCGCAATTAGACGTCATCTTGCGCAAAGAGCAAGAACTTATCGCACAAAAAGAGAAAGAAGCTCAGATAACAAGAGAAATAGCATCCCAAAAGGGTGTTACTTCTGAGGAAAGACGTCTGCAAATTGAAAGTACGACAAACGAAGCTCTGAGAAAATCGCGAGAAATTCTTAGGGAAATAAGTGCTGAGAGCAATACTTCTAACAAATCTTTCGTTGCAAAGCTAGAATCCGCAGACCGCCTTACAAAAAAACTGAAGGATTTGAAAGCTCAATACGGAGAGCTTAATTACGCCCAGCGAAACAGCGATGCTGGCGTCCAGTTAGCACAAAATATTAGAATCGTATCAAGAGAACTACAGAAATTGCAGGCTCAAATGAATAGACCTGCAAACCTTAAAGAAGCAATGGGGTTATCTGAAAAAACTCTTGACGATATTGCTTATAAAATACGACAACTACAAAGCTACAGGTCTGGAATCCAAATTTTCGACCAAAACGGAAATACATTAAAGCAGGGAAAAAGAGAAATACAGGAAGTTGCAAATGAGATTAACCGTCTTGAGAAAGAACAAAGGAAACTTATTGGCGGAAATAGCAATCTCATCAGTTCAAACAACGCGCTGGCTCGCTCGTTTAACTATATGAAGAACCGACTGGCATTCTACTTCACCGTTGGAGCTTCTACGCAGTTTGTTAAGCAATTAATAGAAGTTCGCTCTCAATACGAGATGAACGAACGCGCACTTGGTATTCTTCTTAATAGTGCTTCTAGGGGTACAAGGATATTTAACGAGCTATCACAAATGTCGCTCATATCTCCATATACTTTGATAGAGCTTTCGAACGCAGCCAAGCAATTAACAGCATACGATATTGCAGCCAAAGATGTTGTTGATACAACCCGTCGTCTGGCTGATATGGCTTCAGCTGTAGGAGTGCCCGTGGAACGCCTTACCTATGCTCTAGGCCAGATTAAAGCTTATGGTTATCTGAATAGTCGTGATGCTCGTATGTTCGCAAATGCAGGTATTCCGCTTGTAAGAGAACTTGCTAATTATTACTCCGAGCTTAGAAACAAAATGGTAAGCACGGCAGATGTTTACGACATGATGAAAAAGAAAGCTATCGACTATAACGACGTAATGAATGTTGTAAACAAGATGACTGATGAAGGCGGAAAGTTTTTTGACTTCCAAGCTAAGATGGCCGATACGCTTAAAGTACGTCTTGCGAACCTTACGTTGGCATGGAACAATATGTTGAACGATATAGGTAAAGACAGCCAAGGACTTCTTACATCATCTATTAAAGGGCTTGCAAATTTATTTAAACATTGGAGAGAGTTCTCTAGAATATTACAGACTGTTATTGTTGCGTTCGGTGTATACAAAGCTGTACAAACACTAACATTAACAATGGGTGTTAAGCAAATAAAAACACTCGCAATATCTTTTATCGGCTTTGTAAGCTCCATTAACAGCGGAGCAACAGCGATGGCTGCTTTCCGTTCCGTGCTAATGTCAATACCTTTCACTGCGGTTGCGACTGCGCTAGCTACTCTCATATCATATTTTTGGTTATTCAACAACTCTTCAGACAAGGTAAATGAAGATTTGAAAAACATACGAAGCGCTTTCGACGGTGTCCACCAAGAGATTACCAAAACGTTTGCAGATGCTATAAGAACTGACAATATCGGCACTCAGCTTAACAAGTTGAGAGATATTCTGGAACTTGCAGAAAGCGAGTTACATGTGACAATTCCAATAAACCTAGAAGATGTTGACGAGAAAAATATAAAGGCAAAACTGAAGGAAGCAAAAGCTTTTATTGACGAATACCTAAACTTCTCACAAACATTTGCCGAGGCTGCTGCTGGCAGTGAGCTTAACACTGTATTTAATGAGTTCGGACAAAAAGCTCGCAGTGTATACACATCTGTTACAGAATCCGTCAATACTGTGATTGTTGCACTTCAAGATTTGAAGGACGCTGGCAAGGCTACAGACGATGAAATTCGCATTCTCAACGAGCTTTTGTCTGGTCAAAAAGAGGACGAAGCACGAATAGAATATCTGCAAAGGCTTGTATCCCTATATGAGAAATTGGGACTTATTGGAAAGGTTTCTGAAACATCAGCTTACGGTATGAGTGGCACATACTCAAACATTGCCAAACTTCAGAACCAACAAATGCAGACGTTAGAAAACCTCGGAATAAAGAACAAGGAGGTTTTTTCTAATATGCTTAACGACGTGCAGGATTATTATAAATATTCTACATTTGCTGGGTACGAGTTTGAACAACAGGTAATGCGCGTTGCTCAAAAAATAGACATAAGTAACATTCCAGAAGAGCAGAGGACTGTTAAATTGAGCGCAGCCATCAATCAAGAAGCTTCGCTCAATAACTGGAATCAGTTTGAAAAAGAATTTGCACGACAAGTCGCCAATCAAAAGTTTGGTACAAACATCACTATTTCTGACGATTCGAAAAAATCATCGGAATCCGAACTCCAAGAGTGGCAGAAAAAACAACAAAAATGGATGGATGACCACGGTATAAAGGTCACGCTTACATTCCAGACAAACGACACCGAGGTTTCGTATGCGAAAAGAATGTTACAAGAGGCAAAAGATGCAGCAGAAGAATACCAAACGCAACTACGAAAGCTTGAGAGGGGAACAGGAAGTCAAGATGCGGTAGACAAAGCTCTAAAAAGCAAGAACGAAGCTCGACAAAAGTACTTTGCTGCTGGAGGAGATATGACGCAGCTTGATAAAAAAGAAAATGCTGCTGCAAAAAAAGCAAGGAAAGAGGCGGAGACCGAGCTTCAGAAGGCTCTCAAGGAGGAATTGCAGCTGATTGAGAAAGTCCGCAGCGCCTATAAAGAACTTACAAAAGCAGGTGTAACCCATGCAGAAGCTATAGAGTCATCTATATCTGGATATGAAAAATCGGTAGCAAATATTAACGGCGTACTAAAGAAGTATGGCCTTGAACTTGACTTGTCTAAATTTGCTGGAATAAGCAATCCTCACGAAATCCTTGTAATGCTCCAGAAGCAGCTTGACGCGCTTACTGGTAAAGCAAAGCCTGCTGAGATACAGGCTCTTGAAGTTGAGATAAAGAAAATAAATCTTGACGTTGAGAAGTTTGACGCTACAAAGATTACTGACGGTCTGAAGAATGAACTTGGAAAAGTCAAAGACGAGTACGAGCTTGCTCTAGAGCTTGATGCTAATCCCGAACTTGGAGATATGTTCGCAGAAATGTTCGGTATCGACACAGATGCATTGCCTCAGACTTTTGCAGAGGCTTTTGATAAGGCAAATAAGGTTGCAATGCAGAAGTTGCAGGAGCTGAAGGTTTCAATAGGAAACTTTGATATTATGAGTACCGTTATAAAGCCAGACGAGGAAGGCAAGTGGATGGGTCTTGCATACGACAGTACAGCGGTACAGGAACTTGTAAAAGCACAAAAGGAATGGAGAGACCTGTATAGAAAGAATCTTGAGAGCACCGAGAAGATGCTTGACGATTATGTCAAGAAGTATGGTGACTATTCAGATAAGATGGCCGAAATCGAGGCCAAGCGCCTTGCTCAGATGAAGGAACTCAATAACGCCTACTACACTGAAGAGATGAAGAACTCGCAGGAGTACAAGGCCAAGGCGAATGCCATCAACGCTAGTGCAGAGCGCGACAAGGGACAGGCCAAGTGGGATGAGTTCAAGAACTCGACACTGTATATTACAATGTTCGAGAATCTGGAGTATGCATCCACCAAGACACTTGAGGCTATCCATCAAAAACTGGAAGAGCTGAAGGGCGACTGGAAACAACTTACCCCAGAGCAGCTAAAGACTATCACAGACAAGTACTTGCAGATAGAGACTCAGCTGTCTAAACGTAATCCGTTCAAGGGTCTCGTCAAGAACGCTAAAGAGTATTCTAAGGCCGTAGGCGCTTCTGGAAAGAAGGCGCAGGAAAACTTGAAGAGGGTACAGGACGAATATGATACTTCAGAGAAACTTCTTACAACACTGAAGTCAGAGGCAAAACAAATGGAGGCAAATAATATGACCAAGAATATTGCCTACAAGGTTTTGATGATGACTATTAATGCAGAAGAGGAGAAGGTAAAGAAGCTAAAAGAGGAGCTTAAGAAGGCAAGTGAACTCGTTGAAAAATACGATTTGATTCGTAAGATTTTCAAGAACCAAACATCGTCTATAACCGCAATGGTGAAGCTGATTGGTGAAAATCTGCAAGGTCTTGGCCAGTTCCGTGACACTCTTAACTCTCTTTTCGGTATCGACTCAAGTAAGGGCGAAACCCTGCTCGGTCATAATCTCGATGGTGTTATTGACGGATTGTCTAAGGCTGGCCAGTCAATGTCGCAGATTGTCGATAGCGCAACTAGCGGAAACGTATTCGGTGTCGTAGGCGGTGTGGTAAACGTATTCGCTGGTATCGGAGATTCAATCGCAAGCATATTTGGAGACGGAGCAGCAAGAACCAAGCGCATCAATGAGGAGATAAATAAATCCGTAGAGCGTGTCCATAAGCTCAGCCTTGCATACAAAGACCTTGAGCGTGCTGTCGAGGTTGGGATGGGTTCTGCTGAGTTGCAGGCCAGACGACAGGAGATGGTAAATAAGGCAGCTCAACTGAGAGAACTCCAGAGACAGAAGCAACTTGAAAGCGAAAAGCGCTCTAAGGACAGGGATGATGACCGCATCAAAGAACTAGAAAGCGCCATCAAGGACTTGCAGATTGAGCTAAAAGAGATGGCAGACGAAATTGCAGCCACACTTCTTGGTAGCAAGGTGAAGGATGCAGCTGAAGAGTTCGTTAGTACTTGGGTTGACGCTTGGAGAGCAGGAGAGGATACTATGGCTGCTTTAAACGGAAAGTTTGACGACATGATTGATAATATGATTATGAAGTCAGTAGCAAGCCGAGTTGTTGCCAATCGCCTGCAAAAAATCTGGGATACCGTAGATGCAATCACAAGTGACAATAGTGAAGGTGGCGTGAGTGTTACAATGAACGAACTACAGCGTATTAAAGACCTCATCGGCGACAAGTCTATACGCGAAGCCATTGATGAGGATTTAAAGGCATTGTATGGTGCTCTCGGCATTGCATACGGCAGTGGCGCTGATAAAGAACTGAGCGCTTTACAGCAGGGAATATCTGGCATCACAGAAGACCAAGCAGGAGCGCTGGAGGCGTATTGGAACATCAATACACAACAGCAGTTCGTGCATACTGACCTGTTGACACAAATTCGAGACATAATCGTTGGATTCGACCTCGATATTCAGCTTGGTGTAATGTCGCAGATGCTGCTACAGCTACAGAATAGCTACATACTGATGCAGTCTATGGCCGCTATGATGGATAACTGGACTGTGCCAGCTGGAAACGGAATACGTGTTGAACTTTTAAGTTAATTAAACCAAAAGGATTTGTATATGTTTAGAATTATAAAGTAGAAATAACAGATTGATATGGATGATTTAATATTTTATAGAAAAAATGCAATTCTTGCAAACCTGTGTGACGAGTGGAATAAAAAATGGTCTGCATGCCACGGAGACAAGGAAAAACTTATGCAGTTGGTTTTGGCAAGACAAGCGATGCCGCACTTTGCCACGTTCTGTTACAATGGGGCTGGTGTATCAAAAAACTACTGTCTGCGAGAGTTTGGTGATTACGTGAGCGGCAAGTTGTTTAATGATGTCGATGGCGTAGAAGGCTACACAAGCTGCATGTACGTTGACACAAAAGAGTCAATTACAATCAATGCCGACACAACGCATCTAATGTGGTGCAACAACATTGACGTAACAGTTCCAGAAACAAAATGTAGCGTGTTGTACATTAGTAACAAATCAAGTGTACATATTACACTTGAAGGGTACAATACCATACAGATATATCTCTTCGATGAATCAGAGGTAATTATTGACGATGCTGACGATACGTGCGAGGTCGTCGTGTACAGGTACAGTGACAAGTCCAAGGTGGAGAGGGGCACATTCTGCATCTCGCCAAAAGTAAAGATATTCAACAAAACTTTAAAGCTATAGAATTATGAGCAACGATTTAACTGGAAAATACTTTGTGCGCAAAAGCACATCTGGTTCTTGGGAGGACGTGACAACAAAGTGGGCTGGCGTTAAAGTTCTGTCAATAGACGGCTTCAACGAACTGGGAGAGGCAATAAACGTATTCAAGCAGCAGTGGATGGATGGGACGGAAGATATTACCGTGACCGAACAGGACGGGCAGGGGAACGATGTCATCCGCAGAGCCAATGTAGACCTTAAGCTCACATTCATTGTGTCACGACGATATACGTCATCTGCTATCAATGAAGAGACCGTATACAACAACGTCATCAGCTATATGTGTAAGAGCGGAGCTTTCTATGTCAAATCCGCATACACTGGGAAGCAGGCGAATGTTATCTGTCTGAAGCCAGTCAAGCCGACCGACCAGAAACTCAACAGAGGCAAAGACAGCTACATACTGGCCACCATTGAGCTGCATTGCAAATCAGAACCGACTACATTTTGATACATAATCTTTATATTGTGTTTTTATGGAAAAGAAGACCACCGCCTGTGAAGGTAGTGGTCTTTGTCTTTTGTGTTTCTGAAGCTAGAACAGTTTCTTCCACCAAGGCTTGCGAAGTTCGAAAATTGTTTTCTCTGCCTCGGCCAGAATGTCATTCAAAGCTGCAACTTTGTCTGCTAATGCCTTGTTTTCAATAATTAAGCCGTTACATTTCTTCTCGAACGCCTCGATGATAGACGACTTTGTCTGGATGGTCTCGTTTGCTCTCTCCAGCTCGGCCAGCTTCTTCTCATACAGATGGTCTCCCTCGACATCTACTGCGCGGTTGTGGTTTGCAAGTTTCTTTAAATCGGAAATCTGCTTGCGGTAGGTCTCGTTAGACTTCTTGTAGCCGCCGATGGTTGACTGCAAACGAGACACCTCCTTCTTCAACTCGTCAATTACTTCTACACTACTTTTCTCCATAATAATAAAATTTAGAATTAATAATTATTGTTAGAAAAACACTTAAAAATCAGGTTTATTGTATTCGTCCAAATCTGGCTGGGCGCTGACGTGCAGCTGGCTTTCTTTCACCATACGCATCTCCTGTTTCGCTCCAGACCGAGGATAAGAACTCTTGTCTATGGTTTTCCCGATACAACTGTAGCCGTCAACTATCTCGTCGTGTTCTATTGCATACGGAAGAACCTCTGCATATATGTCAACCAGCATACCGTCCGAGAAGTGCTTGTTGATATAGTTCTTAAAATAACCCTTGAAGACGATTTTCCACTGGATATATTTGTCATCGACCACCTCGCCATTTCCACGCTTGAAGCCCTGCTTAAACTCGTCCACAAAAACGATGCACGACTCCTGTAGATACTTTACGCTTCTGATATAGCCTTGTACTATGAATTTAGCCATGTCCTCGCCATTCTTATTTTAAACAAACCACACGCCTCGTCATGAGCCGTTATTCTCTTATATTTATCTGGAGTCCAAGGCGAGTACTGTGCCATACAGTAACACTTCCTATTGCCCCTTTTTCTGTACTTACAATGAAGGCAGAGATGCCCAACCTTTCTTTCAGAAAGCAATTCCTTGAACTCTGCTTCTGGAATCGCCTTCAATTCCTCAATCAATTCCTGTTCTGTCTGTTGTTTAATCATTTTTCGTACTCGCATTTTTCAACTATATAATATCCGTTTACTATCTTCCCAGCATTAACGTCCATTGCTCTGGTAAACTTAGCGCACTCCATTCGGTGCGGGCAGTCCGTCTTGCAGCATATCGAGATATTGTTTTCCATAATCAAGACGCTACATCACTTCCACCGATAACAAACTTACGCCTGTCGTTCTTGACCTTAATATCGACATCTATACCGATATTGGCGAACGACTTCTTGATGCATGCCACCAAGTCTTTACAGTTCATGCACTGAGCGCTTGACAAATCCAGCTCATCTTCATCGTCGTCAACTACATCTTCTGGAGATATAGACTCTACGAATGTATTGGCCGACTGGCTGTTTGTGCGTATCAGTTTCTTAATGCCTTCAACGATAGAGAGCGCCACACGCTGAATATGTTCCTCCGCGTCGGGCTGCAAGCCTCTCTCAAGGATATTGTAGAACGCCTCAATGAACTTCCACGCCTCTCCGACTACATAATAGCCCCCGTTATTCTTTCCGCATGCATAAATGCCCAGCAGCGAGTCCCTGTTGGCTGCAAACTCGTTACACAACTCAAGCAATTTGTTAACGTTTGCTTCACCGTCATTTCCTTTTCCCATATCTATTCGTTTTGTTGTTAATAATCAGAAGGGGGGCGCATCATCGCCTTGGTATTCCGCGAACGGCATGTCTGGCTCTCCCTCTGCATACACTTCGTAATGTTCTGGCTCATTCCAGTAAGTCTGCTGTTCTGGAGCGGCCTCCCAGCCGTAGTGAATATCCTCATATTCGGTATTCTTAAATCTGCGGCTCTCAATCTCATAGTGGAGGCCGACAAGGACATCACAGACTCCGTACATCCGATTTTTTTCGATAGAGATTACGTTACCAAATCCTTGATACCTCATAATCTCTCCTTGCCCAAAGAACTCTGCACCAGCCCTCAAGAAGTCTTGATTAACCCTGTGGCATATCCATACATTGTCAACCGCATTTGTCAAGTCACTCGTGCCGCTGATGTCATTCTTTCTTAGGAAAGCCATGGATTTGCGAGGGTGCGCAACAAGCAGAATGTGAACCTTATTTCTCTTTGCGAAATCCTTTAATTGTAGAATCGCATTTTTCTGCTTACCATTTTTATCACCTTCAAGCAGGTCTATATCAAGAGACATGAGGTTGTCAAGCACAAAGAATTTAAAACCAAGTTCAAGAAGCTCTTCCATGTCGTGCATGACCTCTTCAAAAGTGTTGCCATATTCGTTGTTGAACAAGTATAGCTTATCGTCAAGCCACTGGTCTATACGAGCACCAATATTATTAGGAACATAGAACTTTCCGTCACCATACTGGGATGGCTTCAGATTGTTTCGGCCAGCAGCAGCCATTTGAATCCAAGCCTTCATTATTTGAGGCGGTAGCTCGCCAGAATAAATAGCTGTCGGCACACCTTGGTCGATTGCATTCAACGCAAGAATGTTGATAAACGAAGACTTTCCGCTTGCATTGCCGCCAGAAAACAACGTGATTTCCCCCTCCGCAAGACCAAGAATAAGTCTGTCCAATTCAGCAATACCCGTCTTAAACCTTGGGATAGCAGACAAATCAACCTTCTCGATTTCGCTCATTTTCAGCCACTTCTTGCCCAGCTCTGGTGTCTCCTGCTTAATCTCATATTTCGGCTTCTGAGGCGCATATTGACGTGGTGCATATTGCGGCTGAAACACAGGCCTGTCATAAGCATTAGGCTCATAGTGTAGGCGCACGTCATGCCACGTCTTACCTTTGCAATGCGAATGAGTGCAATTGAAAGTTATCTTACCTTGACTATCAACGAACAATGCGCTATCCCATTTCTTTTTGTCGCTATGCGTATCTACCCAAGGGCAATATTCCAACTCGTAAAGTGTAGAATCGCCACTCTTTTTCTCGCGGTACACTATTCCATGTTCATTTAACCATGTAGGTAAGTCAAAAGGCGCACCACCATAATTTCCACGTCTTTGGTTTGGCAACACCTTTGGTTCTTCCTTTAGCAACAAGTCGGCAATCTTTTGGAAAAGGCTATCATCATTAGGTGAAAGGTCTTGTGGTACTTTGACTATCTTAGCCATGCGCCAACGCCTATCACCGCTATCTGAACCTTTTTTAGCCCATGTGCCAACAACTTTATCCACACGTGCCAAATTATAGACCTTCTCGTCGCACTCAATATGTTCATCACTAAACATTTTGCTAATTGACTGCAAGAAACGTTTAACCAATTCCGTATGCTCGTCATCTGCTGGCATATCGCAAAGTACGTAAAGATGATAACCAGAACCAGACAAAGTTATAATTGGTTCTTTGAAACCCTGTGCAATAAGATAGCGATATATATCAACGGCTTTAAGGTGTGCTTTCTCTAATTCCGCATCACTTGAACTTACGCCTGCAACCCTATTCGGGTCAAGGTCTATCATAACTTTTGTTCGCCTTGTAACTTGTCCGTCAGTTGTCGCATTCTTTGCTGACTTTACAAACTTGTCACGTTGCTCACGACTATATAGCGCATCATCTATCTTATTCAGCGTGTAGTACGCTTGCAAGTTACCATCATAAGGATTTGGGTTGTTAAGCAACGGGCGCAACTTTTCTATCATCACGTCCACCGACTTAAAGTAACCACTATATGTTGTCTTACCGAGCAAGCGGATTTCCACAAGGTTGTTATCACCAACGAATAGCGACCACCATTGCCGTATTTGATTTTCGTCTATTTCGTACATAATTCTTTTATTGTATAACCCTTAATTGACTTTATTCTTCCATGTAAGCAATTAGATACGTTAGACGGAAATACTCCCAAGAAATCACTTGCTTTCTTAACACTCTCAAAATCCATTACGTGCTTACCATACTTAAAAATAGAAACTTTCTTTTGTGTATGTATGTGTATAGGTTTTGTGCTTATTTGTTTGGCACGCAACCTTAAAAGTTCA